CGCCGGGAACCATTCAAAACACGTGATGGTCGTGAAATAACGGGTCCCTGGCAATCACACCCGAAACGCATGCTGCGACACAAGGCAATGATTCAGTGCGCGCGTCTGGCGTTTGGCTTTGCCGGTATTTATGACAAAGACGAAGCCGAGCGCATTGTCGAAAGCACGACCTACAGTGCAGATCGCCAAACGGAACGTGACATTACGCCTGCTACTGAATCCACAATGCAGGAAATAAACGATCTTCTGCTAACGATGGATAAGTCTTGGGATGATGATCTGCTGCCTCTCTGCTCACGAATTTTCAAGCGAGAAATCCTTCAACCATCAGACCTCACTGAGCCGGAAGCAATCAAGGCTCTCGGGTTCCTCAGGCAGAAGGCAGCAGCATGAAGCCATCACTTCTAAATCTGCTTTTACGTGGTGACATGAGCTACAGAGATATGGCTGATGCTCTTGGTATGAAAAAGCACCGTGTGCAGAAGTTTGTTCTCGAACTTGAGCGCCGCGGCTGGATTGTCGTGAAACGTCAGTTGGTGTGCTTTTTCGATGGTACAAACAGCAACGCTATAAACGAGTACCGCCGAGGTAAATTATGACACCAGAAATCATCCTTTCCCGCACCGGCATTGACGTAACCACTATAGAACAGGGTGACGCGGCGTGGCACAAGCTGCGCCTCGGCGTTATCACTGCTTCTGAGGTGCATAACGTCATTTCAAAGCCGCGCTCTGGCACCAAATGGTCGGGCATGAAAATGTCCTACCTCCACACTCTGCTCGCTGAAGTCTGCACCGGCGTAGCGCCGGAGATCAACGCTAAGGCTCTGGCATGGGGTAAGCAGTACGAAGAAGACGCGCGCGACCTCTTCGAGTTCACCACCGGCGTTAGCGTCATTGAAACGCCGATCCTGTTCCGCGACGAAAGCATGCGCACCGCCTGCTCTCCTGACGGGCTGTGCAGCAATGATTTCGGCCTGGAGCTTAAATGTCCGTTCACCTCCCGCGACTTCATGAAATTTAGGCTTGGCGGCTTCGATGCCATCAAGTCGGATTACATGGCTCAGGTGCAGTACAGCAGGTGGGTTACCGGCAAAAGCGCCTGGTTCTTTGCCAACTACGACCCGCGAATGAAGCGCGAAGGCATTCATCACGTTGTCGTCGAACGTGACCCGCAGTTTATGGCTGATTTCGACGAGATGGTGCCGGAGTTCATCGAAAAGATGGATGAAGCGCTGGAGGAGATCGGATTCACGTTCGGAGAGCAATGGAGGTAACGATGCGTTGCGAACGCTGGCAACCATTTGAAAATCTGTTCCTGCATGAGGTTGGGGCAAAGATGCCCCTTCCCGAGATAGCAGCGAAGCTTGAGCGATCAGAATCAGCAATCACCCGGCAGGCATCCCGCATCGGTGCTCCTCTCCTAAGTCGAATGAACGGCAGGCCATGGACCGATGCTGAGCTATTCCTCTTTGGCCGATTCAGCATCGAAGAGATAGCAGTAGCTACCGGTCGATCAATCACCTCTGTACGCAATAAGCGCAACTCACTGGCACGAAAGTCAGGAGGAAAAATTATGTCTGAATGGACAAGCGAAGAGCTCGCCCTGCTCTGGCGTTACAACAATGAGCAGGTCGCTGAAATGACCGGGCGCAGCGTTGAGGAAGTTGGGGATCGGCGTTTGAAAGCCAACTACGAGCGCAATAACTGGCCTGAGTTCGACCCGGAGCGTGAGTCATGACTTATCAATTGCACGTTGGCCGCTGCGAAGAGGTTCTCCGAGCGTTACCTGATAACTCGGTGGATGCAATAGTAACTGACCCTCCGTACGGCCTAAGCTTCATGAACCATAAATGGGATTACGACGTCCCTTCAGTAGCGCAGTGGCAGGAATGCCTACGCGTGCTCAAGCCTGGAGGGCACCTGCTGGCGTTCGGAGGTTCCCGCACCTATCACCGACTTGTCGTTAACGCCGAGGATGCTGGTTTCGAAATAAGGGATCAAATCCTCTGGATTTACGGCAGTGGTTTCCCCAAATCACACAACCTCGATGGGGAGTTTGAGGGCTGGGGTACAGCACTTAAGCCTGCTCATGAGCCCATTGTTATGGCGCGAAAACCTTTTAAGCAGACTGTGTCGGCGAATATGGCAGAGCATGGTACCGGCGCGATCAATATCGATGCCTGTCGCATTCCAACCGACGAGGCGCTGAATGGAGGTTCTGGCGGCCTACTTTCACACCAGCGCGACGGTACCGAACCAGTTGGAGAATACGAGCAGGCACCGGAGGGGCGCTGGCCAGCAAACATCATTCACGACGGAAGTGATGAGGTGATCGACTGCTTTCCAGCCAATGCTGGCGCAGCGGCACCTGTAACAGGGAAAGAGCCTTCAGCAGCTTCCACCGGCCAGATATTAGGCATGCGAAAACGTGTTGCGACCACTCATCATGGAGATAAGGGCAGCGCGGCGCGTTTTTTCTATTGCGCAAAGGTTAAGACGAAGGAGCGCGACGAAGGCCTTGAAAGATTCATTGCGACATCAGCCAGCGATATGACAGGCGGCCGCAAAGAGGGAAGCGTAGGCATTAACGACCCGCGCGCCGGGGCCGGGCGTACCAATGGAGCCAAGAACAATCACCCTACCGTTAAGCCGATCGCTCTGATGAGCTATCTCTGCAGGTTGATTACTCCGCCTGGCGGTACCGTGCTTGATCCATGGATGGGCAGCGGTAGCACCGGGCGCGCTGCTATCGAGGAAGGATTCAACTTCATAGGAATCGACCTTAATCCCGACTATGTCACCATCGCATCAGCACGAATCGCGCACTCCTTCAAAAAGACGACGGAGGCAGCATGACACCAGCAGAGAAAGATAACGCCATCCGCGCGCAGGGCCGTAAATGCGTGGACGAAATCCGCCAGGCAATGAAAGCCCGGCCAAAGCCGAAATGGAATTCAGTGGTGCCGCCGATCCTCAAAAAGCATCACGCAAAGATAGAGCCGATGGGCGTCAGCCTTGTGGCATTCGTTAGCAGAATTGGGCGGATGACAGGCCGCTATGGAGTGGAATCGTGAATAGCAAAAAATGGGGGCATAACGAGCTTGCTCATGACCTTGCTGAGCATTTACGCCAGAACACAGCGCGTATCTGCTGGGAGGATATGCAACTCGGCCCCGCCGGAACATGCCGGCCTGATGTTTACTCTATCGCTCACAGCTACAGCAAGTTTTGCCCGATTGTTTATGAGGTGAAAGTGAGCATGAGCGACTTTCGCGCAGATGTCACCGCAGGTAAGTACACCAAATATTTTAAATATGCCGGTGGCGTAGTGTTTGCGGTACCGGAAGGATTACTGAAGAAATCCGACATCCCTGACGGCTGCGGTCTCATGGTTCGTAAAGAGTCAGGCTGGCATACGCTTAAAGGCCCGACAATGCGCCAACTGGATAATCTGCCGCGTGATGCGTGGATAAAACTGCTGATGGACGGCATGACCCGTGAAGTAGAGCGAACGCAGATTAAGAGTCGAAATTATGGCTCCTGGTACGTTGAAAGAAACCTTTCGAAAAAACATGGGCAAGAGGTTTCCCGCTTGGTAGCGCAAGCGTGCCTGGCTAAAGACAGTCTGGAAAGTGAGATCAAATATGCTGAGGAACGCGCGCAAACAGTTCGGCAAGAAAGCATCGACGAGCAGAAGCGCCGTGAAGAGAATCGCCGCAGGGAAGAAGAGCGACTCACAGATTCGCAACGGGATTTAGCAGATCTGCTGGGCGTTGATCCTGATGCCCCACGATACTTTTTGGCTAGCGCCCTTGAGCGTGCCGTTACACGGCTAACTGAAAACGAGGAAATAAGCCGTATGCGTCGTATTTTGGTATTGATGCAGCGCGAATTAAATCGCGGGCTTGAGCTGCTTCCAGGTGAGCGAGCAGAAGGTGATGCAGCATGAACAGAGCATCTCCCGTTGATTTGAGGAAAAGCCTCGAAATTGCCAACAACCTCGCGCAGATCGGTATTCGTTTTGTGCCGATCCCGGTAGCGACCGAAGAAGAATTCCAGACGCTGGCCACCGAGCTTTCTCGACGGCTTGAACAGATGGCGGTAGAAGCCGAGAAGAATGAAGGCGGTGCCGCATGAAAGCCAAAATCACCAGGTCGCTAAAGCGGCCTTTTTTATTGCTGGCGTTCACCTTCAACCGTATTAACCAACAGTTCCGGGAGCAGTGATTATGGCTGACATCATCGATAGCGCATCAGAGATTGAAGAGCTTCAGCGTAACGCTGCCCTTTCCGCTCACCGCATCGACCGCAGCGCGGTATCGGCGGAGCATTGCGAGGACTGCGGCGTCGACATTCCAGAAGAGCGGCGCGCGGCGGTGCCCGGATGCCAGATGTGCGCCGAGTGCCAGGGGATTATCGAATTGAAGCGCAAGCAGCGGGGATCTTATTTATGACAGGTAGCAAACGCTATTTAGCGGTCATCCATAACTGGTTTATGGACAGCAAGGGATTTGATCTTGTTGAGCTTAAAGCAACAGACCGCGAGCAGGCTGAATTGGAAGGGTGCTACTTCGCCAAAACCCGAAACAGCGACTTTAACAGGACTGCCTATTTAGTTCTGGAAATCCAGGAAAACGAGGTTCTGACTTCACGTAAATTAACCTGGCGCGAGCGAATCACCGGGAGGGTATGCGAGTGAGAGAAACAATGACCCGCGGCGAATTACGCGTCATCGCCGATACCGACCATGTGCAGTGCGGTGATGCTGCGGCAATGGCTAACATGCTGCTGGAGCTGATGGCTGTGCCTACTTTCGAGGAGTGGTGCCAGCGCAAAGAACAAAAACCTGTTGGCTGGGTGCGCGAAGCAATGAAAGAAGCTTACGACGACTGCCGCACCGCAATGCTCAAGGCCGGGCCTGTAACGGCGACAGCGGTGCCAGATGGGTGGAAACTTGTACCGGTTGAACCGACTGAAGAGATGTGTAAGGCGGGCTATGAAGCGCAAGATAAGTGGCCATATGAGCGCGCCGATACTTATAAGGAGATGTGCCACTTGTGGACCCATCCACGCTATAAGGCAATGATCGATGCAGCACCTGCAGCACCCGACAATGACCTGTAACGCGAACATCAAACCACCACAAACAGACCGCCGCATGGCGGTTTTTTATTGGAGTGAAAAAATGAAACTGATTGATTTACTGGTGCAGGAATTGCCGAAGCGTGGCGGGTGGCCGAAGAGTGCCATTATTGCAGAATCATACTCACACATACCTGGCGTTCATTTTTGGGATACCAACGGCATCACTGTCCCTTTTGACGACCTGATCACTAACGCTATCGGGAAAGAATCTGTCACCCGCGAACAATGCGAAGCGGCACTGGCCGCAGCGCAACAGACGGTATGGAATGGTGAGGGGTTGCCGCCGGTTGGATCGCTGGTTGAAGTTTCGGCTGAAGACTTCGATGATGATTGGTATACCATTAAAGTTGCCTATGTTCACAACGGCGTGGTGGCTGGAATAGTTCAATCGGAAAATGAATATCTGAACGATCAGTTAGAGAAATTTTCTGCTGGCTACAATCGTGCCAAGTTCCGCCCCATCCGCTCCGAAGCCGACAAGAAGCGCGATGAGGCTGGAGAGGCTATATACCGTGCTATCAACTGGAATCAAGAAGGCGCTGTTGAGCGAAACAGTCGTTTCGAAGATTACTGCAAGGCTTACGACGCGATCGCAGCCGGTAAAGTCCCCGGCGTCACCATCAAATAGCCCGCCAACCACCAATTGATGTTTGCCGCCTGCGGGCGGCTTCTTTTTTGCCTGGAGTAAACCATGGTTTCTGAAAAGCCAATCACCGCGCAACAGGCGGCGGAATTCCTGATCGTGTCTCCTCGCACCATTTACCGGCTGATTGATTCCGGTCAGCTGGCCGGGCAGAAGATCGGGAACAAATACCGCACAACCGATGCGGCCTGTATTGCGTATTTACACGCCCGGCGCGATCCTGTTACGGCGAGCGCGGGTGAACATAAAGGAGAAATTTTATGTCAATCACCCTCAGGGGCGGCGTCTGGCACTGTCATTTCGTTACGCCGTCAGGGAAAAGAATTAGACGATCTCTTGGTACGGGGGACAAAAAGCAAGCGCAGGAGCTGCACGACAAGTTA